TACTTTTCTTTCTCATTGGCTAAATGTAAAAACTTATAGAGATGGAGAAATGGAATGGATTCGTTTTTACGAAGGCGAATTTGAAAAACGCTGGTCTGATGAAACAACTCAACCAAATGGAACCTTAGTGCAATGGCAACCAAGCGAAGAATTTTTTACTAATCCAGAAGTAAATATTCAAGAAGTAAAAAGTCTTTTTAAAACTATCGCTTGTCTTTGTCCCGGTTTAACTATTGAATTAAATAATTCTGGTGAAAAAATAACTTATTTTTCTCAAAAAGGTCTTAATGATTTAGTTGATAGCGCTGTGGTAAATAAAGAATTAATTGGATATGATAATCGTTTTAATTTAAATTATCAAAATGGTAAAAATAAAATTGACATGGTTATGACTTATACATCTAATTATTCAATGACAATGGTTCCATATGTTAATACTGGTTTAACTTCTGTTGGACCTCATATTACTCAAATTAAAGCTCTTTTAACAAGAGAATTTAATAGATTTTTCAAAGAGAAAAAATGGTTAAAAGATAGTGATGGAAATCTTTCTGGTGATGATATCCAAGAAGGATTGTATATTGTGTTTAATATCACTGCGCCAAATGTTGCATATGATGCTCAAGTAAAAACTCGTATTACCAAACTTGAAATGACACCATATACAGCGGCAATCGCTGAAGAGCTTCGTATATGGTTGGCAGCAAATGAAAAAGATATTAAAATAATTGCGGACAAGGCAAAAATGGCTAAAAAGGCTCGCGAAGCAGCTGCAAAAGCTAGAGATGCAATTCGTGAGAAACAAAATAAAAAAGAAAAAGCCTTAAAATTTGATTCTAAACTGGCAGATTGTTTTAGTAAAGATCGTAAAAAATGTGAAATATATATAACTGAGGGAGATTCAGCTTCAGGTAACCTTAAAACTGCTCGAGATAATGAATTTCAGGCAGTCTTACCTATAAGAGGTAAAATCTTGAATACTCATAAAGCTTCGATAGATAAAATTCAAAAAAATGCAGAAATTATGACAATGATGGATGCTTTTGGATTAGAAATAGATCCAAAAACAATGAAAGTAAGTTATGATAAAAATAAAATTAGATATGGAAAAATTATTATCATGAGCGATGCTGATGTTGATGGCGCTCATATTAAAAACCTTTTCTATACTTTCATTTGGAATTTCTGTCCTCAACTTATTGAAGATGGTTTTGTATATGCAGGTGTTCCACCTCTTTATAAAATTACTACTTCAAAAGGATATAAATATATTAAAAATGATGAAGCTTTAGAAGAATATCGTAAAAACGCTAAAGGAAAATCCTATAAAGTTAATCGAATGAAAGGTCTTGGCGAAATGGATGTTGAAGAAACCGAAGAAACTTTAACAGACCCAAAACAAAGAATTATTCGACAAGTAACTATAAGTGATGCTAATACTGCTAAAAAATTATTTGATGATTTAATGGGAACATCGGTTACTCCTAGAAAAGCGTATATTAAAGCTCATAGTGAGGAGGCTACTTATAATGTTGAATAATGAATTATTAACTGATTTAGTTGATGAACTTGGAACAAATTTTATAGAATATGCGGTTGCTGTTAATACTGACCGTTCTATTCCAGATGCAAAAACTGGTTTAAAACCAGTAGCAAAAAGAATTCTCTATGACGCATATGATGAAGGCTTTAGTTCTAAAAAACCTCATGTCAAATGCGCTAATATTGTTGGTAATACTATGGCGAATTGGCATCCACATGGTGATAGTTCTATTTATGGAACTTTAGTTAGACTTTCACAAGAATGGGTAATGCGCTATCCTTTAATTGATTTTCATGGTTCTAAAGGAAATCGAGATGGTGATGGTCCTGCGGCTTATCGTTATACTGAAGCAAGATTAAGTCGTTTAGTAGAAGATGGTATGTTGGTAGGAATGAAAAAAGGAGTAGTAGATACTGTTCCTAATTATTCTGAAACTAAAGATGAGCCAGTGACTTTACCTTCTTATTTTCCTAACTTATTATGTAATCCAAACGCAGGTATAGGTGTTGCTATGGCTTGTAATTGGGCGCCACATAATCTTAGAGAAGTAGCACAAGCTATTTTTGATTATATAGATGGCAAAGAACCTATGCTACCTGGCCCTGATTTTCCAACAGGTGGATTGATTATTAATAAAGATATTGTTCCAACTATTATGCGCACTGGTCATGGTAGTATTAAACTTCGTGGTAAATATGATATTGAAGGAAATAATATTATATTTTATGAAATTCCATATGGTGTAGGAACTGAATCTCTTATGGAACAAATTGGAAAAGCCTGTGATGCTGGGGATGTAAGTGGAATTAAACATATCCGAAATGAAAGTACTCGTAAAAAAGGATTTAGATTAGTCCTTGAATGTGAAAAAGATGCTAATCTAAATAAAACTATTTTTCAATTATTTAAAAATACTGACTTACAAACATCTTTTTCTTATAATATGGTAGGATTGGTCGGTAAAACTCCTACTGAATTAAATTTAAAAGATTGTTGTAAAATTTACGTTGAACATAATAATGAATGTATCCGCAGAGAAACTGAATATGATTTAAATAAAACTAAAGCAAAACTTGAAATTAATGAAGGTTTATTAAAAGCCTTAGAAGATATAGATAATATTATTGCGTTAATTAAACAATCAAAATCTGCGGCAGCTGCTCGTCAAGAACTTTGCGCTAAATATAAATTCTCTGAAGCGCAAGCTCAAGCTATTACAGATATGAAGCTTGGTAAATTAGCAAACCTTGAAAAAATTGAATTAAATGAAGAAATTCAAGGGCTGAAAGAACAAATTAAACATTTTAATGCAATTTTAACAAATCCATTAGATGAATTGAAAAAAAGACTTCAAAACATCGTAGATAAATATGGTGATGACAGAAGAACGGAGTTGACACAACTTGCCGAGCCAAAAGACAATGAGGAGAAGAAAATCGCTGCCATACCACCGGAAAAATGTGTTGTGGTCCTCACAGATGGCGGCAGCATTAAAAGAATTAAGTCGACGTCTTTCAGAACTCAGAGACGCGGTGGAAAAGGAATAAAGACACAAGATGATATTACTTCAATGGTTCTTCGAACAAATACAGTAGATAGTTTAATGATATTTACAAATAAGGGAAATATGTATCGATTAATTGTTGATGATATTCCAGAAGGAACTAATACATCTAAAGGAACTCCTGTTAGAGCATTAGTTTCTATGGAGCAAGGAGAAAAACCAGAAGTTATTTATTCAATTTATAGAGATACAGATGCTAAATATGTAATATTTGTAACTAAAAATGGATATGTAAAAAGAAGTTCTTTAGAAGAATATGTTGGAACTAAGAAAAAGGGCGGTATAAAAGCTTTAAATCTTCATGAAGGAGATAGTATTGCTTCGGTCTTTTTAGCAAACGAAGAAAATATTATTATTTTATCTAAAAATGGATATGCCATTAGATGTAAAGGATTAAATTTCCCTGCTTCTGGAAGAGTAACTATGGGATATAAAGGTATTAATCTTCACGATGACGATGAAGTTATTGCGGCGTTGCCAATTCGTGATATTAATGATTCAATAGCATTTTTCTCTAGAGGTGGATTAGCACGTAGAGTTAAGTTATCTGCATTTCCAATTCAAGCTAGAAATGGACGAGGAACAATATATGCTAAAGATGCAAATACCGCAGGAGCTTGTTTAGTTGCAGATGGAGATATAATTTTAGTTTGTGGAGATAAAAGTTCTCTTTGTATAAAAGCCGAAGATTTACCTCCAGAAACAGCTTCTAAAACTACTATGGGAAATATTGTTATAAAAGGAAATGTTATTACAGGGGTAAGTAAGGTATGAAAAATTTATTAATTTCTGTTGGAGAGTATCAATTTTTTGATGAACCTTCTAATAAAAATGGATTAATTGGCGGTAAAATTATCGCCAATAATCCTGATACTAAAGAAGAATTTTTTCGAACTTATAAGAGATATCACACTGGTAAAACAGATAAATATAATGTTTTGGCAAAATTAATTGCTGAAGTAGTTCCTCCAGAAAAGAAAGATGAAGAAGACGAGATTATAGAAGCTGAATCTGAGGAAGAATAGGCTTGACAATGAAAAAATTTTTTTGTATAATAATTAAGGAGATTATTTCAAATGATAGATACTTCATATATGGGTGATTCAACTTATGAAAGAATTCGTTATATGACGGATAAATTGAATTACTGGACAAAAAAATATGATGAAGGAAATCCAGAAGTAAGTGACAAAGAATGGGATGATATGTATTTTACCCTATTAGAATTTGAAACTATGATGGATTTTGCTTATGAAGATTCTCCCACTCGAAAAGTTAACTATCAAGTTGTTAATCAACTTGATAAAGTAAAACATAATCATAAAATGCTTTCTCTTGAAAAAACTAAGAGTCTTGATAATGTGGTTGCGTTTTCTAATAATCGACGAATGGCAGCTATGGCAAAAGTTGATGGGTTAACTTGTTCGTTAAGATATATAAATGGTAAATTAGTTTCTGCTGAGACTAGAGGGGATGGCATTGTTGGAGAAGATATTTTACATAATGCTTTAGTAATTCCTTCTATTCCGCATAGAATAAATTATGAAAAAGAACTTATTGTTGATGGTGAAATAGTCTGTTTAACAAAAGATTTTCATGATTTTAAGAAAGAATATAAAAATTCTCGTAATTTTGCGGCAGGTAGTATTAGATTATTAAATTCTAAAGAATGTGAAAAAAGAAAATTAACTTTTATAGCGTGGGAAGTTATAAAAGGTTTTGAAAATAATGCTAATAGTTTTTTAAATAGACTTTATAAACTTCCTGATTTAGGATTTAAAATTGTTCCCTGCGATAGTATAACTCCAGAACAAAATTTAGAAGAGGTTGTTCAAGTAATAACCAGTCTTTCTTATGCAGAATCTATCCCAATAGATGGAATAGTCTTTAAATTTAATGATATTGCATATGGTAAAAGTTTGGGAGAAACTTCTCACCATTTTAAAAACGCAATAGCTTATAAGTTTTATGATGAAGCTTATGAAACAAAATTGCGTAATTTAGATTGGACTATGGGAAGAACAGGTATACTTACACCAGTTGCAGTATTTGATCCAGTTGAGATTGATGGTTCAGTTGTAGAACGAGCTAGTCTTCACAATTTAGATATTATGGAAAAAATCTTGGGAACAAAACCATTTAAAGGACAAAAAATATAGGTGGCAAAAATGAATATGATTATTCCTCAAATTGTAAAAGCAGAAAAAAATTTCTCTTAATTGAACAAAAATGGGTCAATCCTATATAATATGATTATTCCAAAAATTAATATTATATAGAGAAGGAGGTTTTTTATGTTTTGTACAATTTATATGCATAGAAATAAAATTAATCAAAAGGTTTATATAGGTGAAACTTGTTAGATTAATTTAAATAATAGATGGAAAAATGGCGCTGGCTATAAAACTTGCACAGCTTTTTATAATGCAATTTAGAAATATGGTTGGAATTCTTTTGAACATTTAATTTTAGAATAGGGTGATTGGACTCCAGAGGAAATTGAAAAAAAAGAAAACTATTATATTAATTATTATAATTCTAAAGATCCTTCAAAAGGATACAATATTAATGATGGTTTTTATAAAACAATTTCTCCAAAAGCAAAAATTAAGGCTGAGGAATGGAAAAAACAACATCCTGAATTTGGGTTAGCAAGAGCTCAAGATATGTTAAAATGGCAAAAAGAACATCCAGAAGAAATGTTAAAAATACGCTAGTCTAATATTGCTAAAGCAACAGAAGCAAGAAAGAAAAAAGTGCAATGTTTAGAAACCGGTATAATTTATGAAAGTGCTAGCGATGCAGCTAGAAAAGTACCTAATACCACTCAATCAAAAATTTGTATGGTATGTTAGGGTAAAAGAAAAACTTGTGGAAAATTACATTGGAGATATTATAATGAGTAAAGAATATTTAACACCGCCAGTTTATTGTCCTGCTTGTGGAGAAAAACTATCAATTATAAAAGAAAAAGATACTGGATTTTTAAAATGTTTAAATCCTATGTGTCAAGGAAAATTAATTAATAAATTAAATCATTTCTGTAGCAAAAAAGGATTAGACATTAAAGGTTTATCTTTAGCCACTTTAGAAAAATTAATGGAATGGAATTGGGTAAATAATATTATTGATATTTATTCTTTAAATCAATATAAAGAAGAATGGATTATCAAGCCAGGTTTTGGAAGAAAATCAGTAGATAATATTTTACAATCAATTAAAGATAGTTAGAAATGTAGTTTAGAAGCTTTTTTATCTGCACTTGGAATTCCTCTTATAGGTAGAAATGTCGCAAAAGAAATAACTAAACATTTTTCTACATATGAAGATTTTCGAAATGCTGTTAAAGAAGGATTTGATTTTACAACTCTATATGGATTCGCTGAAGAAAAATCAAAAGCTATTTTAAATTTTGATTATACTGAAGCAGATAATTTAGTAGAGAAATTTTTAACTATTTAGAAAGTGGAAAAAGAAGAAAATGAATTACCTTTAAAAGATAAAAAGTATGTAATTACTGGAACTGTAAAGCAATTCAAGAACAGAGCCGAATTACAAAAATTTATTGAGAAACGTGGAGGCAAAGTTGTTTCTGCAATCTCAAAAAATGTCAATTATTTAATTAATAATGACTCAGCTTCAACATCAGCTAAAAATGTTGCAGCAAAAAAGATAGGAATTCCTATCATCACAGAAGCGGAATTTTTAGAAGAATTAAGTTGACAAAATAAAAAAAATTTCGTATAATAAAATTGTAAAAATTAAGGATGAAAATTTTAAATGTTAATGACTAAACGAGAATTACGAAAATTAGCTAAAAGAATAGCTGATTTAGAAAAAGTAATTCAAGCTAATGAAAACCAAGAAAAAGTAACTAAAGCTTAGAGAAAAATTTATAATTTAAGTTCAAAAATCAATGATCCAGAAGATATGTTTCTATTAGATGAACTTATTCAAGAGGAACTTGAATCTTGACTTAAAAAAAATTTTTTGATATAATTTTTACAGGTAAAAAAAATAATTACCAAAAAAGAAAAAAATATTATTTGTAAGGAGAAAAATTATTATGGCTATGAAAGAAAATTCTAAGAAAGTACTCAATTATTTAAAGACTATTAACGGTCAAGATGTTACCGCTGCTGATGTTGCTGAGGCTCTCGGTCTTGAGAAGCGCTCTGTTGATGGCATCTTTACTTCCGCTATTCAAAGAAAGGGTCTTGGTGTTCGCACTCCTGCTGAAATCGAGCTTGAGGATGGCACTCACAAGGCAGTTAAGTTCCTTTCTTTGACAGACGCTGGTATGGCATTTGATCCCGATGCTGACGCTGAATAATTAAGTATATGCGTGGGATGGATTAATTTCCATCCCACTTTTTTTGTATTATGACAACATTTTTAATATTTTTATTATTTATTTTTGGTCTTGGATTAGGTGGACTTATAATATATCTAATCTGTAGACCAACTATGAAAAATATAATTTAGTAGAATTAGAAAACTTTACAAGAGAATGATCAGATTGAATCAAATAATAAATAGTTAATTTATCAAAATTAGATTTTAAAAACAAAGGAAGATGAACTAAAGGGATAGGTTGCTAATATTCAATCTGAATATGATACAATTTCTGCTAAAAGAGATGAAATTAAAAACAGTCTCGATGATTTAGAAAAATAGTCTGCGCAAGCCGCAAAAAAATTCTATGAATCTGCGCGTCAAGCCGCACAAGTTTCGTTTGATCAAGAGGTTGAAAATATTAGCACCACTCTTGAACAAGATAGAGAATAGACAAAATAGGTTTATCTTGAAACAACTCAAGAGTGTGTTTTAGAGTTTTAGAAAGAAATTGATTCTAAACAACAAGAATTAACAAAAATTCAGACTACTTTAGAACAAGAACGAAAAAATGTTGATGCCGCCGTTGAAGCGGCTAAACGACGCCAAGAGATAGAAAATCAACAAGATTTTTATCGTTTAGTATTAACAGATGAAGATATTTCTGAAATAAAACGTTTACGAGAAGTATTACCATATTTAAGAGATAAAACTCCATTAAATAAGGTAATTTATAAAGTTTATTATGAAAAACCTCTTACCGATATGATTGGTAGAGTAGTAGGTCCAGGTATTCACACGGGCATTTATAAAATTACTCATATAGATAGTAAAAAATGTTATGTGGGACAAGCGGTCAATATCGCCGAGCGTTGGAAACAGCACTGTAAACGCGGTGTAGGTGCAGAAGACTGGACACGTAATAAACTTTATCCTGCTATGTATTCTCTTGGCGTTGAAAATTTCTCTTTTGAAATTATTGAAGAATGTGAACGTTCTAAATTAAATGAACGAGAAAAATATTGGACAGAATTTTTCCATGCACAAGATTTTGGATATTCTATAAGGAGTGGTTAAAATAGAAAAAGAATATTATAAACAAAGAGATGGAAGTCTTTACACTAAATTAACTAAAAAAGAAATTAATGAAATAGTTGACCCAAATAAACCAATAACTTTTTTACCAATCCTTAAAGAAATGAATTATCCTTTTTTTGAATCAGAATGGAATAAATATATTAGATTTAAAAAAGATAATATATTTGGAAGATATATTGCTTGTATGCGATTATATGGGTTTAAAAATTATACTTGGAAAGATTCAGTAGAAATAAATGCCATTATTTCTTTTAGAGAAAAAGAATATAAAAAAGAAAAAATAAATATAATTATTAAAGAATTAAAAGAAATAATTGAGGAATTATAAAATGAAAGATATTGTTAGCAATGTAAAAATTTATGACTTAGAAGAATCTCTTATTGCTTCTGGTTATCCCATGAGAACAGAAGTTGGTATGCGTGAAATAGAAAAAAAAGATATTGAACGTGGAACTAAGTTAGTTAATGCTACTAAAACTGGTAATACCGCACATCACTAGTTTTTAACTGGAATTAGAGTTAATTTTGATTTAACCTGCTCTAATAAAATGTGGGTAGAAGCAGAACGTTATCGTTTTCTTGAGTTTGTATCTTCACAATCTACAATGCATCGTATTACTAAATTTGATTTAAATAAATGCTATAATGAATATGTTGATCCAAGAGTTATAGAAATAATGAAAGAAAAAATTGCAGAATATAATAAGCTTGTTAATGAAATAAATTATAATGAAGAAGCTTTACGAAATATTCCAATTCCATATTCAAAAGCAATATTTAAAAAAGAACATATAGAAAATGTAAAAAATAAAATAAAACGATTAAGAGAATAGGCTAAAGAAAAATATTTAGAAATTCTCTATACAAATCCTGCAGGATTTATATTAACTGCAAGAATGACAACAAATTATCGTTGTCTTAGAAATATATATATTTAGCGTCATGATCACCGCCTTCCAGAATGGCGCGCTTTCTGTAAATGGATAGAAAGTTTACCATATGCAGAAGAATTTTTAATAAAATAAGATAAAAAGATTGACTTTTAAATAAAAATATTATATAATATATATAGAAAATGAAATTAAGGAGTTTATAAAAAAAATGTCATTAAAACAAGATTTTATTAATTATGTAGAAAGTAATTTTGAAAAAAACCCTATGCCAGAAAACTTAAATGAGTATTGGGAAAAATTTAAAGGCGGAGCAGATAAAGGAGAAAAACCTTTGTTTACTGAAAATGGAAAACTTATTTTAACTTTTTTACAGCAACATCTAGAAACTAATACATGGAAAGCAAAAGATATTGCTGAAGGAATGTTTATTTCTTCTAGAACAGTATCTGGATCTATTCGTAAATTAGTTAATGATGGTTTTGTAGAAAAAGTTGGTCAAGACCCTGTTATTTATAGTATTACAGAACAAGGTAAAAATATTAAAATTGATTAATTAAAAGGAGAAAGACTATTATGAAAAATATGATTAACACAACTCACATCGAAGGTCTTGTTTATGAACATACTCTTGAACTTCGTACTTCTGGTGAAAATTCTAAGCATCCTGGAACATAGTTCATTATGGGTAATTTAAATATTGCTACTGATAGTAAATGTATCAATATTGTTCCTGTGCATTTTACTTATGTAACTGCTACAACTTCAAAGGGTAGTGCTAATGCTACTTTTGGAGTTCTTAAAGATATTATCGACGGTAAGATTGGCGCTGTTATGACTCATGGAGCTGATAATGCAGGAAAAGTTCGCATTGATTCTGCAATTGGTTTAAATGAGTTTTATTCTGATCGTAATGGCACTGAAGAACTGGTATCTGTAAAGAGAAATGAGGGTGGATTTGTTCATATCACAAACACTCTTGCTCCAGATGAGAAAACTCACAATACTTTCACTGCTGATATGTTAATTACTTCTGTAAGTCAAATCGACGGTGATGAAGAAAAAGGAACAAAAGATAAGGCAATCGTTCGTGGTTGCATCTTCGATTTCCGCAAGGCAATTCTTCCAGTAGAGTTTTCTGTAACTAATGATCGTGGAATGGATTATTTCATTGGTCTTGGAGCTTCTACTAAGGAGCCTGTTTTCACTAAGGTTTGGGGCCGTCAAATTTCTCAAACTACCATGGATAAAACAATTGAAGAGTCTGCTTGGGGTGAAACCCTTGTAAGAGAAACTCCTCGCACTCGTCGTGATTGGGTTATTACTGGTTCTAATCCTGAGCCTTATGCTTGGGATGAAGAGGGATCTATCACTGCAGCTGAATTAACTGAAGCAATGGCTGATCGTGAAACTTATCTTGCTTCTATTAAAAAGCGTCAAGATGAGTATAAAGCTTCTAAAGCTGCTGCCGCAGCAGTTCCCCCAGCTGCAACCCAAGAAAAAGGAAAGTTTGTATTTTAATAAGGAAATAAATCTATGGAATTAAGCATCGATTTAGATAAAGTAAAAATTTTTATTGAAGACAGTAAATTTATACAATTTTTATTAGATAATACAACAGATATAAACGTGCCGGCATTTATTTTGTCGGCCGTTTATGAAAAAATAGAGAAAAGTGAGAAAGAAGGAACTGAATAATGGCTATAGATTTATTAAATATACAACCTCATAAAGTATCTCGTGATTTATCTGGATACTTAACTTTTATATATGGACCTGCAAAAGTTGGTAAAACAACTTTCGGAGCTCATATGCCAGGACATTTGATCCTTGCTTTTGAAAAAGGTTATAATGCTTTGCCAGGAGCTATGATCTAGGATGTTACAACATGGGGAGTTTTTAAACAGGTTGTTCGTGAATTAAAAAAACCACAAATTAAAGAAAAGTATCAAAGCTTAATTATCGATACAGTAGATTTTGCGGCTGACGCTTGTTAGAAATATATTTGCAACTAGCTTGGAATTGATAGTATCGGTGATGGTGGTTGGACCAATAATGGTTGGACTAAATATAAAAAGGAATTTGAAGGAACTTTTAGAGAACTAACTTAGCTTGGATATGCTATTGTTTTTATATCACATGATAAAGAAAAAACAATTAAACCATAGAATGGTCAAGAATATCAACAAATTGGTTCGTCTCTTTAGTCTTCAGCATTGAGTATTGTTGAAAATATGTGTGATATTATTGGCTATGCTCATCCAATAGGAGATATTAACACAGGAAGACGTGTTTTAACTTTACGTTCAAATGATAATAGTATTCGTTGTGGATGTAGATTTAAGTATATGGCTACTGAAATTCCTTTTACTTATGAAGCTCTTGAAAAAGCTTTGAATGACGCTATCGATACAGAAGCTAAAGAAACTTCTGGAGCTTTTGTTACTGATCAGCGTCAAGCAACAGTTGATGAACCTCAATTTGATCATGTTGCTTTAATGGAAGAATTTAATAACTTAGTTCAAAAATTAATGCTTGAAAATCAATCTAATGCGGCTAAGATTGTTGTTATTGTAGATAAGTATTTGGGCAAAGGTAAAAAAGTTTCAGATACTACTCCTGCTCAAGCAGAATTAGTTTCATTAATTGTTGATGAAATTAAAGCTGATCTTGTAAAATGATATTATAGCCCTGAGGATATTTTCCTCGGGGCTTGATTTTTTTATAAAAATATAGTATAATATAAAAGGAAGAAAAATATGGATAAAATTAAATTAATTTTTAATATTCTTGAAAAATATATGACCGAAGGATAGAAAAAATATCCAGTTTGGACAGAACATGATATTTTAGGATTTAATGTTGATTGTGAGAAAATTTCTAAAGAAGATTTAGAAGCTTTAAAATTATTAGATGTTATTTTTGGCGGAGATTATGATGGATTATATATTTTTACTTAAGGAGTTCATATGGATTTAAAAGATGCGATTATTCACTGTGAAGAAGTTTCAAAAACTTGTTCTAATAAATAGTGCGCAGAAGAACATAAATAGCTAGCAAACTGGCTAAAAGAATTAAAAGAAAGACGTGACGCAGATGGCTCATTATGTCACTTGTTCAATTTGTAAAAAAAGATTTGATAGAGATAAATACCCTGCCGTATTAACAAGTTCTCGTCGATATGCCCATGCTATTTGCGCAGGAGTATTATCTGAAGAAGAAAAAAAGAAAGAAGAAGAACGAATAGAGTTAGAAACTTATATTATTAAATTATTTAATTTAAAACATATGGATGGAAAAATTACTTTATAGATAAAAAGATATTTGCAAGAACATCCAGAATATACTTATTCAGGTATTCGTCGTTCTTTAGAATATTTTTATGAGATAAAAAAGAATCCAATAGATAAAGCTAATGGTGGAATAGGTATTGTTCCATGGATATATGAAGAAGCTAAAAGATACTATTATAATAAATGGTTATTAAGTCAAAAAAATAAAGAAAAAGATATTTCTGCATATGTTCCAAAAGTAAGGGAAATTATTATATAGCCTCCAAAAAGAGAGCCTATAAGAAGAAAAAGATTTACGTTTTTAGATGAAGAGGAGGTCGAAGCCCGTGGCAAGTAAATACATCGACACAACTGCAATTATACAAGTAATAGGAAATGTTTTTAATAATCCACAGCTTCTGGACTTGACAGACAAATATAGTGTAAATGAAGAAGATTTTCCAGACAAATTTCATAAAATCGCTTTTGGAGCTATATATAAATTACATGAGTTAGGTGTAGAAAAAATTGATTTAAAAGCTATTTCAGACTTTTTATCTTCAAGACCGAAAAGTGAAGCAATCTTTAAGTAGGAAAAAGGTGAAGAATGGCTATTAAAAATAGCTGAAAATTCAAATTCAGCAGCTTTTGATTATTACTATAATAGATTAAAAAAATTTACTTTATTAAGAATGTATGATGCTTATGGAATTTCCGTAGTAGATATATATGATCCAGACGATATTCTAGATACTAAGAAAAGATAGCTTCAAGAAGATAGGTTAGATAATATGTCTCTAATTCAAATAGCAGATACTATTGATCAAAAAATTGAAAAAATTAGAATGACATATGTTGATGATATAGCAGATGAAGCTTAGCAGGCCGGTGAAGGAATTTTAGAATTAATTCAAGGATTTAAAGAAAATCCTGAAGCTGGAGTTTCTTTATATGGTCCACTTATTAATACAGTTACTAGAGGTGCTAGACTTAAAAAATTCTACTTGCGCTCGGCCGCTACAGGCGTTGGAAAGACAAGATCTATGATAGCAGATGCCTGCTATATTGGTTGTAATAAAATGTATGATGAAATTTTTGGTTGGATAAAAACAGGTCCAGCTTAGCCAACATTATATATTGCAACTGAACAAGAAATGAGTGAAGTTCAAACAATGATGTTAGCTTTTTTATCTAATGTAGATGAAGGACATATCTTAGATGGAAAATATGAAGGAGATGAGGAGGAGCGTGTTATTATAGCCGCAGAAATTTTAAAAGAATCTTCTTTATATGTAGAATTATTACCAGATTTTTCATTATAGGACATTGAAAATAAAATAAAGAAAAATATTCGTGAGCATTAGATTCAGTATGTTTTTCATGATTATATACATACTTCTATGAAAATTCTTGAAGAAATTACTCGTAGAAGCGGAGGAATAAAACTTCGTGAAGATAATATTTTATTTATGTTATCTAATAGGTTAAAAGATATTTGTAATCGAGAAGGTATTTTTATTATGTCTGCTACATAGTTAAATGGAGATTATCAGACAAGTGAAACGCCTGATCAAAATTTACTTCGAGGTGCAAAAAGTATCGCAGATAAGATTGACTTTGGAGCTATTCTTCTAATGGCAAAAGAAGATGATTACACTGGATTAGAAAAAATTTTAGCAACAGGCACCTTTGATAAACCTACAATTAAAATATCAGTTTATAAAAATAGACGAGGTAGATATAAAGGAATTTATTTATGGTGTAAAGCAGATTTAGGAGTATGCAGAATTCGTCCTTTATTTGCAACGGGATGGGATTATGAATTAATCCCCATTGATGATACTCGTATACATATAGCAAGTGCATTTCCAGATGATGAAGATGAAGATTAAAAACAATTTTAAATTATTATGTAATTTTTTACAAATTCATATTACTATGATAAAAGGTTGTCCAAAAGAGGTTGGACAAAGTCTTAAAAAAATAACAGAACGTTTTAAAGGAGAATAATAATTATGGGAAAAGAAAAATTATTAAAACCAGGTGCTGTAGAATATAGAATGCCAGAAGCAATGGCAGAAGATCTTATTAAATTAAGTGGAAAAAGTAAAAAACACTTAAATATTCAACAATATCTTATTGATTATGTAAATCGTGAATGTGGTTTAAAAAATAATTGCACGAAGGTGACTCTTTACTAATGTTAATTTTTGATAAACAAGAAATAAGGGAAAGTTTATCAATTAATGAAATATATGATTTACTTGAAGAATGGGGTGGTGAGCCAGAGTATTGTCCTACTGGGCTCATCGCCCGAACTATATGTCATAATAGATTAAATGATGGAGCTTCCCGTAAATTATATTATTATGAAAATACTGGTTTATTTAGATGTTATACAGGATGTGAAGAACCTGTATTTGACATCTTTTAGTTATGTATAAAAGTTATGGATTTATAGCATAATATTAAATATGATTTAAATGATGCTGTAAGATGGATAGCTAGACGTTTTGGAAGATCAGGCAAAGAAGAAAACGGTCCAAAAGAAGAAGGGTTAGAAGATTGGAGGATTTTAGCAAATTATTCTCGTATTCAAGATATTCAGGCTGGAACTCCTCATGTTATATTAGAAGAATATGATAAATCTATTTTAGATAGATTTAATTATAAAATAAAATTAACCCCTTGGTTAGAAGAAGGCATATCTCAAGAAGTATTAAACCAAGCTAAAATTGGATATTATCCAGGAGGAGAATAGATTACCATTCCGCATTATGATAAAGATAATCGTTTTATAGGATTACGTGGACGTAATTTTGTTGAAGAAGATATTGAATTATATGGTAAATATAGACCAATTAAAGTAAATGGAATTTTATATAATCATCCTCTTGGTTTAAATTTGTATAATTTTAACAATAGTCGTTGTATTATTCCAAAAATTAAAAAAGCTATTGTTTTTGAAGGTGAAAAAAGTTGCCTTAAATATCAAAGTTATTTTGGAATAGAAAATGATATTTCAGTAGCTTGTTGCGGCAGTAGTTTTTCTGCATATCAAGCCTAGCTTCTAATTGACGCTGGGGCGCAAGAAATAATTATCGCCTTTGATAGATAGTTTCAAAATTTAGGTGATGATGAATTTATCCATTTAATTAAAAATTTAAAAAAGATTACAAAAAAATATAAAAATTATGTTAATATATCTTGTATTATTGATAAACATAAAATTACAGATTATAAAGACAGCCCTATTGATAAGGAAAAGGAAATGTTTTTAAAATTATTTAAAGAAAGAGTGAACTTATATTAATATATGAAAACTAAAAATTTATTATTATATGTTAATTTAACACATTTAAAAAAACTTTTTATAAAAAAAGAAATTTCTCTTTTAGAATATTTAGTTCAAAAAGAGAAACTTGTTAGAGAAATTGAGAGGTTATAATGAAAGGTATTATATGGTATGACAGCAAATTAAATGCTTAGCATCAATTAACTGAATTAATAGCTAGATATAATGCTATAAATATTCAAGTTGAAGAATATAAAAAAGGGGCTACTCAAGAGAGCGTTCGATTTGAAAACGGAGACTTTTGGAAAACTTGTCCTGCTAATAGAAGTATGAAAGGTAATCGTTGTAATATTTCTTTTGTTGAACGTTCTATTCCTCCAGATTTTTATGAAACAGTTATTAGACCTGTAACTAGTGCATTGCCTTATCGTGCAGTATGGTTTTATGGAGAGTGATACTATGAAAGGAGGTTGATTTCATTGGAATATCAACTTATAGCACCTCGCATCCCGGATAAAACAAATTTCACACCGGTCGAACAGGTGTTTTTAAATCGTGGTATGTCTTTATCAGATATAGAACATTATTTTAACACTTCAAAGAAGGATATTTTAAATCCTGAACTTTTAGATAATATGCAACAAGGCGCAGAAATGCTTATTAAGCATTTAGCAGCTGGTGATAAAATCTTTATATAGGTAGATAGTGACGTAGATGGCTATACATCTGCCGCCGCACTTATTAACTATATAAATATGTTTGCGCCAGGTCATGCCCAGTAGAATATTTCTTATCGTATTCATGATGGTAAAGAGCATGGTCTTATTGTAGAAACTATTCCAGAAGATGTTAAATTAGTGATTGCTCCAGACTCAAGTAGTAATGATTATGAACAACATAAATAGCTAAGAGAAAAGGGCATTGATGTATTAGTATTAGACCATCATGAAGCCGAAAAGGTTTCAGAAAATGCTTGTGTTATTAATAATCAATTAAGTAAATAGTATTCTAATAAAAATTTATCTGGCGTAGGAATAGTTTATAAATTTTGTCAATATATTGATAAAAAGTGTCATTTATATTATGCAAATAATATATTGGATTTAGTTGCTGTTGGAGTAGTAGCAGATATGATGGATTTAAGAAATTTAGAAACTAGAGAATTGATTACCCTTGGAACAAGTAAAAACAATATAAAAAATCCTTTTATCTCTGCTTTTGTAGAAGAATAGGCTTATTCTCTTAGAGGGGAAGTAACACCTTTTGGAATTTCATTTTATATAGCGCCATATATTAATGCAACCATTAGAGTCGGCACTTTAGATGAAAAAATGCTTTTATTTGAATCTATGTTAGATTTTAAAGCATATGAATTAATACCTTCTAATAAAAGAGGAGCAAAAGGTTAGCTAGAACCTAGAGTTGATTAGGCTTGTAGAAATTGTAAAAATATTAAAAATAGATAGACAAGAGTTAGAGATCATAATTTAACAATTATTGAAGAATTAATTCAATAGAATAATTTATTAGAACATCCTATAATTATTGCACAATTAGAAGAACCTGTTTCAGAAAATTTAACTGGTTTAATTGCAAATTAGATTATGGGTAAATATATGCGACCGGTTTTGATTCTTAATCGTCATATAGAAGTTGATGAAGATACTGGTGAAGTATTATCTTATTCTTGGCGAGGGTCCGGTCGTAATGCTACTTATTCTAAATTAGAAAATATGAGAGAATTTTTAGCCAATAGTAATTTAGTGGAATATGCTCAAGGGCATGCAAGCGCCTTCGGAATAAGTATATTAAATGAAAATTTAGAAGCCTTTAAAGAATATATAGATAGAGAATTAAAAGATTTTGATTTTACTAATTGTTATAGAGTAGATTTTATCTGGCCTGCTGGAGAAGTAGAATTATATAAAAAAGATATTATGGATTTAGGAGGATTGGCGGGATATTGGGGTCAAGGATTACCTGAGCCGCAAGTTGCGATTGAAAATATTTCAGTTCATAAAGATAATTTAGTTTTAATGTCACCTGATAAAAGACCGACATTAAAAATTGTTTTACCTGGCAATTTAACATTAATTAAATTTAATTCAAGTCAAGAAGAATTTAATAAGTTATATTCTGAAACTGGTCATAAAACGATTAATGTTGTTGGAACTTGTAATTTAAATGAATGGAATGGAAATTTTAGTCCTTAGATTATTATTGAGGAATATGAGATTACAAACGAATTTAACTATTATTTTTAAAAGGAGAAGATAAAGATGCTATCATCAGAAGTATTTAAAGCAATAGAGAGTCTTTCTACCTCTGAAGTTGCAGAAGCTTTATCTAATATATCTCAAAAAAGTGCTGTAAGTATGTGGGAGATTTCTCGAGGATTAGAACGAGCTAGTGAAGCTTTATCTAAAATGAATATTACCTTATTTACACCTAGTGGAGAACTTAGAGAAGTAAAAGAAGTTTTAAAAGATATTGATTCTAATTCTTCCATTTTATTAAATAAAAAAGAAGAGCTGCTCCGACCGGAAACGATTGAAGAAACCGAAAAATAAAATGAAAATGGTGTTTTCGATTTTTTAAATGAAAATGCCTATGACCATATTGATAATTTTTTTATATCTAATTAAATAAAAGATGCTTTTTTAATTGAATTAATATAAAGAATATGTTATAATATATATAGAAAAAGATAAAAAGGAGTTTTATATGAGTTTTGCAGATAGATATAAAAGAACTACTCATTCACAATATATTAAAAATAAACAATGTGAAAACCTAGTTTCTGAAGATTTTATATATAATATTGAATGTTTAGATAAACATGATTTTAGTAATTTTATAACTGAAGGCAGAAGTTTAATAAATTTAATAGAAAAATTAGAAAATGAATATGATAGAACTTTTAAAGACATTTATGGTATTTATATGTTCGATGATTTAGAAATTGAT